TTTGGCGTTCGTGTCAAGACTTTTTTTCAGAAAGCCACGAAAGCTAGAAAGCTAGAATGCATCATCCCACGTACCAGTAAGTGCGCCTTTTGCGTACTCGGTAGACCTGTTCTCAAAAAAGTTGGTGTGTTCTAACCCACCTACTATCCAATCCACCCACTCTAATGGGTTCTCTTTGACCCCATAGTTGGGCTTTAAACCTAGCTGTAATAGTCTCCTATCGGCTATATGTCTAATGTATTGCTTAACTTCTTCAGCTGTTAACCCTTCAATTGGACCCATCTCAAATGATAGATCAATAAATTTGTCCTCAAGTGAGACCATTTCTCTACAGATTTGGTATAATGTAGCCTTAAAGTTATCATTCCATACATGAGGCATCTCATCTAGGACAGCATGCGTTAACTTTATCATGTTCTCTACATGGTGTGACTCATCACGAATAGACCATGCGACAATTTGTCCCATGCCTTTCATCTTACCAAAGCGCTGGAAGTTAAGTAGCATAACAAAGCTAGCAAACAATTGCAAGCCTTCACCGAATGCTGAGAATACTGCCATGTCTCTGACAATCTTCTCCTCTTCCGTGCCCCCTTTATTTTTCCACAAGTACTCATGCTTATCATTCATTGCAGCTATTTCCTGGAAGGCTTTATAATCTCCGTCGTCCATACCTACTGTGTCGTTAAGTAATGAATAAGAATGGGCATGATTAGCTTCGCTTGTAGCTATGGCTGATAACATCATGCGTATCTCTGGTTGTTTAAACATAGGCATATACACATCCATGTAAGCCTGTGCTATATCAACATCACCTTGCGTAAAGAAAGTTAGTATTTGTTTTACTAAATTCTTTTCCGCTACATTCATGCGGTGGTTCCAATCATTTACATCTTCATGAAGGGGCACTTCACTTGGTAGCCAATGCATCTTTTGTTGTAGATCATAAGCTTCGAATGCCCACTCATATTTAAATGGTTTGTAATAGTCTCTTGAATTAAATACACTCATTAAAGACCTGCCGCGTTAATAATTACTCCACCAACTATACTTATTACGTACATGGTGATCATAAATTCAATCATAATTCCTCCTCTAAAATTGCATGCCCTATCATATAAGGTATAGCGGGCACTAAGCTATTACCTAATCCTTTAAGTCGGTCCACCCTTTGGGGTACCCCATGAGCCACTCTACCCACGTCGGGTTCAAACTGCCACCAGCGCTCCCAGCTAGTCGTCCTTTTTTCCTGGCCTTCTCGTAGTTCACGTTCGGTCCAGAATCCTTGTAGTCTCGCGCCGTCGGTGTCGGTAACTTCTCCCATAGGCGAGGCTCCCTGACCTGATCCATTAATCTGATCTGGATTGGTTGACCACTCGGTCTCTTCAGATGTCCCTGGTCTAAAGCTTTCTGAATCCCAGGAAGATTTGATCCCCCAGACATGTTGTCTGGCGTCCTCCACATCATCACTACTTCTGGATCTACCTGCTCGCGCAGATTTCCTGGCTTCGTTCTCCCTTTGCGTGTAGTTGTCGCCTGTCTTATTAATGACTCTGTACTCCTCTGTGGTAGATGATCCATTGTGTTCGGAGTAGCCCACAGTCCAGACTCTTTCTCTTTGGTGGTTGGCGCCGACGCTCGAAGCTGAAATACTAAACGTCCTAGTGGTGTAACCTTCACTCTCCAAGTCCTGGAGTACGGTGTCGAGACCGAGTTTAATGTGTCCACCAACGTTTTCTCCAATGACCCAAGTCGGCCTACATTCTTTGATAATCCTAAACATATCTGGCCAGAGGTGTCTCTTATCTTTTTCACCAAGTTGGCTACCTGCGACGGAGAATGGTTGGCAAGGATATCCTCCCGTGATAATGTCAATGGGGGCAAGCGTGTCTTCTTTGATTTGCTCATACGTTAACTCCTTTATATCTTTATATTGTTTAACATGGGGCCAGTGTTTCTTTAAAACTTTAAGTGGAAATTTTTCTATGTCACAGAATGCTACTGTTTCAAATCCTCCCGTTGCTTCAAGTCCTAAGCTGAATCCACCTAGCCCACTAAATAAATCTAAATGTCTAAGCATTATGCTTGACACATTACACATGATTCTTCATCTTCCATGCTATCCTCTCTGACTTTTCTTTCTACTTTAATGGAGATATTCTCCGCTCTTTTAATCGCCTCACTGCGACAGTAGTATAAAGTCTTTAATCCTTTTTCCCACGCACGTTTGTGTATATTATTTAATCTTCTAACATTCACATCTGGTAGGAAAAATAAGTTTAATGATTGCGCTTGACAAATATATTTTTGACGTTCCGCAGCCAAGTCAACAAGCCATGCTTGATCAACTTCGATGGCGGTTTTAAATACATTTTTCTCTTGTGGCGTGAGGAAAGTGAGCGCGTCAACACTTCCTCTGCTAGCAATAATACTCTTCCAAACATCTTTAGTATTCTTTCCTTTTGATTCAAGTAATTCTTCTAAGTATTTATTCTTAACTAAGAAAGAACCACTCATAGTTTTTTGTGTAAAGGAGTTAGCTCTTAAAGGTTCTATGCTAGGAGACACACCACCACATATAATAGAACTACTTGCATTTGGTGCAATAGCTATCATGTGGGCAAATCTTTTACCACTACCTTTCATGTCACTTGGTTCGCCTCGTGTCTTACCTAATGACAGGTTTGATTCCAATGCCTTATCATGTAAGTGTTTAAATATATTCTTATTAATACCAAAAGATACAGCACTATTTAAAGCTACACCTTTCTTCTGTAAGTAAGAATGAAAACCCATAGACCCTAAGCCAACAGATCTTTCTGCTTTTGCTGATGCTACTGCTCTCCATAAATGAGAGGGGGCAGATTTAATAAAATGTGTGAGTACGTTATCTAACATACGCATAAGGTCGTCAATGAATTGCGGATTATCTTTCCACTCATCATAGTATTCCAGGTTAACAGATGACAAACAACATACTGCAGTGCGTTCCTCATTGGTTGGCAGGGTAATCTCACTACATAAGTTAGAGTGGTGTACCTTTAAACCTTTAGCTTTTAATTCTTTTGGCAATCCTTTATTAACTGTATCACTAAACATAATGTATGGTTCACCTGTTGATACTCTTGCTTCTAATATTTTAATCCATAATTGTCTAGCTTTAATTTCTCTTATAACTTTTTTATTATGTGGGTCAATTAGTTTCCACATCTCATCTTTTTCTAAAGCCTTCATGAATTTATCTGGTACAACAATGCCATGATGTAGATTTAAATTTTTTCTATTCACATCACCACCACTAGGCTTACGCATTTCAATGAACTCTATAATCTCTGGGTGAGATATATCCATATAGCTGGCATAGCTCCCGCGTCTTGTTGCTCCCTGGTTAAAGGCTACCATCTGACTATCAACTACATGCATGAAAGGAATAACTCCTGTCGTCTTATTACCTTTACTTGTTGATTGATCCTGCGACCTTATGTCACCCCAGTATCCACCGATACCACCACCCGAACTTGATAGCCAAATGTTTTCCGCGTAATGATCTGACAATCCTTCACGAGAATCTGGTACATAATTTAAGAAGCATGAGATAGGTAGCCCTCTGTCTGTTCCGCCATTTGATAACACAGGTGTAGCAAACATGAACCATAACTTAGAAGCGTAATCATATAATCTTTTTGCATGGGCATCTGAGTCTGCGAAAGCTGCTGCTGTCCTAGACAACGCTTCCTGGGGAGATTTCTCCTGGGGTAACATGTATCTATCTTTTAAAACTTCTTTACCAAACGAGGTAAGAAGGTCATCCCGTGCGAGATCAATCGTTGGCTTCTCTGTCATTGTGTGTTCCTTATTTGTGTTGTGTGAAAGCTTCTAGTATACCACACTAAGAAGCTGTTGTCTATATTAATCATGTTAAGTTCCTTAAAAATAATGTTGAGTATTCAAATTTCTTCTCTTGACAAAAGACATCATCTAGTGTCTCAATTAAATCTACCTTTACTTTCTTATCCAGGTTCTTTACTACCTGCACCATGCGTAAATCTACCTGTGGATAAATCTTTTCTAGTACAGGTCTGTATAAATAGTTAAGTTGAACCCAAGCTTTTCTAGTAGACTTAAGCTTACACTCTATAACTATTATAAAATCTCTCTTATCATCTGGTAGTATTAGTATGTCTGGTTGACACCAACCTAGCCCACGTCTATCCTCATACTCATACCACTGTCCATGTATTACCTTATCCCCATATAAAGCTTTGATATAGTTAGCTATTCTATTCTCATAGATTAGGCCAGCCCTCTGGATACCCTTGATTCTTGGAGAGGAGATGAATCTTGGGCGTTCCTGGAGGGCTTTTGCCCAACGTAGACCTCGGATTATATTGCGTCTTTTCTGCATAGGAATACCAATTCAGATTCAACACGGATATATCCCGAGTCTTCCATAGCTTGGATGTACTGTGAGATCTCACCTGGCGCCATAGTCTTGTTCAAAAGTTGCCGTTTAAACAGCTTTAGACGCACGTGAGAGCGGTTATTGTTAAACACAGTAGTCTCCAACCAACCTTTCATATCTTGAGCAATTCTACCTGTCTTGCTCATGCCAAAACCTTCTAATGCCTTAGGCATATACTTCTCTACATCAAACATAATCTCTTTAGTGCGTTCCCAATCATGTCCTGTAATGATTCGAGTTCCTCTACGTGAGGCACTAATAGACATAGCTACCTTAATAAAATGAGATACCCTACGTTGGGTATACTCAATCATATTAGGATCAGTAGGTTCTGGCTTTATATATTCTTGAAAATCTTTCTCGACTTGTTCATATGCCTCTGGATCAAATACAAATTGACCATGCATTTTAGCTATCATGCTGAGATCATATGTTAAGTCTTCTATAACCTCATCACTAATTTTTTTCTGATATAAACTTTGGGCTATCTTATCCCCTTCATGCCACACAGGTAACAGCCTAGACAGTAATCCCTGGGAAGCTGCATCCTCTGGTAAGTTATCCACAAACTGTTGAGGTGTAGAGCATGCTATCCAATTAAGGCAAGGACCTTTAATGAATTGTGATGAGCCTGTTTTAATTTGATGACTGTAAAAATCTTTACTATCCCACATGTCAGTCATAAACATTTGTAAGTATTGTTGATTCCTATTCATGAACGTACCAAACTCTGAGGTTACTAGAGTCAAAGAAGAATCATAGAACATATCTTCTTTAGGTGTAGCACAACGTAGGTCTAGTCTTGTAACCTTAGACATTTCTACTGCTAATTTTTCTGGTGTAATTTTATCTTGTATAGAATGTAATGGGTAGTTCTTTAAACCATACTTAGTTAGACCACTATTAAATTCATCATGATCTTCTTCTGTACCTACAGGTGTTGTAAGTTTAGAGAACACTTTAGAAAATGGCAAGATTAAGGACACTGATTTGTTTCTTCCTGGAGGTGCCACTAATATAATAAACATGTTAGGTCTAATGTCATAGTTAGTCATAGACAACCAACACTTACGACCGAGTGCCCCAGCTACAGCAGAGATTGCAGTCCATTGAGAAAATCTATCTGGTATAGGAGTACCTGTTGTAGCCTTAATGCATGCCCCTATAAAATCTGTATTCTTACGCATTAGGCACCCACTTTTTTAAATTTTTCCATGAGTCTCCTACCTCTGCGTCTGATGGTATTACCATAGTCTTACCCCTTACTTCAACAGGATTCTCTAAACATTTAATTATCTTAGGTATTAATTCATCAATCTTATTATTAGGGCATTGACCTAAGACTGCGTCATGCACCTGTCCTAATATTTCCACACCCTCTTGGAATAGTTCCGACCATACTCTATATAATCCTTTGTTAAGTAAGTCACCGATAGTAGATTGTGGTAGATAGGCTATCGCTTTTCTTGCATAGTGTTCATCATCTAACCTACCCCAGAATTGCCTGCGTCTACCGAAGGGTGTGATTAAATTTCCTGTTGCTTGTAGTTCTTTGATAACTTCTGAATGCCATGATCTTATGCCCGGGAAAGCCCCAGCTATACGGATCAGTACTTGGTTACCAGAGTCTAACTTTTCACCGAGTTCAAGGAGTTCATCAAAGCCCCCTTTCTTGTCCTGTTTATACCAACGTTCTAAAGAAGATAAAGGTATGACACCACCGAAGTATAGTAGTTGGAATCTTGTAGCATGTGCTACTTTAATTTTAGTATGACGTGCTACTGTGTTAGCTGACGCACCGTAGTTAGTACCATGACCAGCCCTCTTACATACATCACGATAAGAAAAGTTACCATAGTAAGGTCGCTCTGCTAGTGATCTGTTCTGTTCTTGATCTTCTGTCCAACCCATGTTGGGCCAAACCATTTTAGCTACTTCAGTATGTAGGTCTGATGATTCAACGGCATTGATGTAGCCGTCGTCGCCTGAAAGGTATGCTGTTGCCCTGGATTCTGCTGCTTGTAGATCGGCATAGAACATGGTACGTCCTCTGTCTGGTATGAACATAGCCCTTAAGTCCTTAGTAATATTTTGTAAGTTTGTTCCTGTTCTCCAGGGACTTTCGGATGATGACCACCTGCCAGTTTCTGTACCCGCTACATTATATGAGCAACGTATACGCCCATCCTCATCACGCTTGGATGCTAGTACTGATAGTTGTTTATCTATATCACGTAGTGCTATGATAGTTTTACAGAAAGGGCGAGCACGAGGATACTCCTCGATCATATGTTCCAATGCTTCACGATCTGTGGAAACTTTCTGTTTCCCTTTGTCATATTTAATTTGTACTGGAAGAAGTAAGTACTCATAAAGTAAAGACTTTAATTGTACTGGGCTGTTATGGTTAAGGTCTTTATCCCATACAGCATTAGCAAATAGGCTTAGCATCCTAGCTAACTGTAACCTTTTCTTTTGTAAGGGGGCACGAATAATTGTGATCGCCTTTTCATCTACGCGTAAGCCACGCAGTACCATAGAGATAGCTGGTCCTAAGCTGGCTCTTTCAAAATCGTATGTGGATTTAGTGTTGTTGTCTAGTTGGGGTTGTAGTTTACTCCATATCTCTGATGTAATGGTGCAATCTAATCCGCAGTAAGTCCATAGTTTTTGTTCGTCATTAAGTTTTAAATTCTTAACCTCTGTGTTTTTTACTATCCTCGCCATTGTCTCTCTCCAATTGTTGCTTGTGTAGTTCTTCCACTCGTTCTCCTATTTCACGAGCGATCGCCATGTAGGCTGAAGCATCCAGGTATGTGTCCTCCGTACGCGCACCTTGCTTTAGTCTAGCTATCTTTAGTAAGCACATCATAACAGCCACATCATGTGGACTTATATTAAAGTTAGTGTATGCTGACCATAGGTTTGCTATGTTAACATGATTAATTAATTTGTCTCCGTAATCTACTTGCCTGTCTCCATTAACAAGTTCAGATGCTTTTTTTAGAAGTTCTGATGATCTCCCTGTTGTTGTCATACTCTCCCTCTTTATATTTATCAAATTCTTTTCGTGCTCTTTCATGGTCTACTGAAGCTAAATCACATATGTATTTAAATTCATCGTACTTATACTTCAACCATTTCTCTACTTCATTTTTGTTTGCCAAACCATCTTTCGATTTTCCTTTGTAAGAATAATCTTGAACAGCTTGATCTAGTACAGCCCTCCACAAATTGTAGTGGTTCGCTATGTCCTTTGAATCTTCGGGCATTGGTTTGACCGAAAATAATTCTGATCGTTTCATGTTTACTCATCTGCTTTAGTACTCTTTGAAAACTTGGCTAATGTTTTCCAAGCACTCTCATTGGTATATATAGAGCCTAAAAAACCTAAACCTTT